TACAGTTTCATTTCGTCTAAAATCGGCACTAGATAGGGATGCATTTTCTCAGAAAATGTTCCCGGCAAAAAACCTAGCCCTCTAGTGCCAGTTTCAACTACTGGCCTTGTTATGATTATTTTTTCTACTTTGTTGCCAACTAAATATTCGCAAGCCATACCCACTGACACAGAGGTTTTTCCAGAACCGGCTGGGCCGGTGCAGATTGTTACGTCGCATTCTGCTATAGACCTAATATATTCGGACTGATTTTTTGTTTTAGGTTTTAATTTCTTCTTTTTATAGTTAGTTTTACAGTTAGTTTTATAGTTTCTTTTTTTTCTCATGTGTTATTTGCCTGACGAGCCAAACCCCCCAGAGCCTCTTTGTGTTGAACCCAGCGCCTCTATTTCCTCTAGCTGAAATATAGGGACTTCTTGAAATAATATTTGTGCAATTCTGTCCCCTTTAGAAATCAACAACGTACCCATATTCTCTTTTGTTGATTCATTCATATGACCAGCCAAATGGCGACCTAAATGTGAGCGATTGGAATTATGTAAGCAAACCTTTACTTCTCCCCTGTACCCAGAGTCTATTACCCCTGCGTGCCTATGAACACCCTTGACCCCAACGGAAGACCTGTCCCAGATTAGCCCAACATACCCATCTGGTATTTCCAGCGAAACGCCTGTGCTAATTAAAACAGTATTTCCCGGCCAAATTTCCATGCTTTCATCGGCATACAAGTCCCAGCCTGCATCCGACTTGTTTGCTTGGGTTGGTAGCTGGGCGGTTTCTGTTAATCTTTTTACATTGAATTTTAGATAGTTCATCATTAAATTTTCCTATATAATGTCACAGGTTCCCCCGGCACAACTAATTTCCTGCTCTGGTTTTACGTTGTCTTCTTCTTCAATAACCTTGGTGTAGTCTACAGGTCTATATAGCCTCTTTAAGTCCACCCATTCTTTCCAGTTGTACACATCTTTCATGCAATACGTTAGCTTTTTTATATTGCCATCTAAATATCTTCCAGCAAATCTTTTACATTTTGCAATCCAGTTCTTCTTTGCCGCACCCTTGGCCGTCTTGCCTCTGCCCATTAAGGCATCGCAAGCTGCCCACAAGTTATCTTCCCACAAATCAAGCGCTATTTCTATTAGCCCACTAGCAAACATTGCGCCATCTCCATAATGAGACACCATTTCGCTGGGAAGGTGTATTGTGGTAAATGGAGCCTGTGGATAATCTTTATCTCCACTAACAGGCAACAGGGAAATTCCGCAAAAATATCTCCTATTCTTGTATATAAAGCGCTCCACTTGTTCCCACTCTTCTGGCTTCACATTAATTGTATTTGAAACATTATGATTTAGCCAAGGCTTAGTGCATAGTGCATCTGTTTTTCCTATCATTACCCAGTTCTGCTGTGTGCTTTTTACATGTTTCAATAAGCTTATTGCTCCAGTTTTGTTTTTGAGTTTGGAGCCGTCCCGAACTTCTATGCAAAAAGAAATGACATCATCGCTATCATTGGCAGACCAGACAGATTCCTCGCAGGCTCTTGGGTTTATTTTTTGGAAGTGCTGGTAAATGACCTCCATCTTATTAGCCTGTACACGTCGTATATAGCGCTTGGCATGATGAGGATGAATACCAGAACTAGTACCAAGAACACAACTAGAAGTTCCTTCAGGCTTGACGCAAGTAGCCCTAGCTGCCTGATTAATTCCGACCTGTTTTGCCAAGTCTTTGTTGGTTTGCTTAACAACTCTGGCTCCCTTCTTTTGTATTTCAGGGTCTAAGCATATTTCATGTTGCTCCATAATGCCAGTCATAGAAACACCTAAGAGGGACTCTCGTTTTAAAATTCGTTCGCTAACTTCTCCTAGATATGGTATTTCTGTAAAGCCAGCCTGAAGGGTTCCTATGATTGAAGCAGCGCGACAAGACTCATAAAAATCTTCCTCTGTTTTTACTTTAGCACAATTGATGGTGCTAAGGTTGCAGGCTTGCCATCCTGACTCACCTGTCTCAACGTCAACCGGATACATTCCAATTTCCACACAGGGGTTTACTATTAATTCTGTTGAATCTGACCAGACAAACCCCGGCTCTCCAAATTCACGCACTGACTGCATTAATTTATGAAATTGTTTTTCGGTTATTTTATCTCTTACTAATAGGGCGGAATTGTTTGAGCGTCCTCTTTGTGGGTTTTCATGAAACCAGTTTCCTGTTTTAGCCGTAGACATTTCTTCGTCGCTAGGACTAAAGAGACAAATCGTAGCGCTTCTCCTTACCCCACCGGAAATCACAGCGTCCGCACTATGCATTATAATATCATATGCTTCTATGGGGGTGAGCCTTCTTGTTTTTTTATCAGCAAATTCTGCATTTTTTAGAGACTTGTCTAATATTTTCTTGATATTGGATAGGGCTTTTTTTAAAGGTTCTGGGCCGGGAGCCTTGCCAGAGCTAGAACTTAGGTATGCTCCTGCCGGTCTAATCTCAGAAAAATCAAACACAACATTCTTTCCCACATATTCTGCAAACAACTCATCCTGTTCAAAATAACTTGTAATCAAAGCCCCAACTGAATCTGACCACCCCTCTATACTGTCAGATATTGTAAATTTCTTTGTGCCCCTCTTGTTTTTTACTAAAGGCGGTAGTTTTGCAATGTGATGTTTTTGCACAGAAAATCCGGTTCCGCATCCACAAAGAAGCAAATACATACACTCTTGAAAAAATCTGAGTCGGTCACAATAGGAAGATATGCAATTATAAATTCTTGCATTATGTTTAAAGATAGGAGGCCCGCCAAACTGAAGCGCCCTCTGTGAACCCAAGACCCTTTTTTTATACATCATGTCATACGCCCAAGAAATATCACCGTTAAGGTCGGGATACTTTTCGTGCATCATACCCTTAACTCTATCTACAGATTCTCTCCAAGTCTCTCTCCTTTTTTTCTCTGGAATCCATCTAGCGTATTTAGAAACAAAGCTATATTCTTGGAGTTCTCTTAAAGACATCTTATAGTCTTTTCCTTATTGCTAAATTTCTTAATCCTGACGATAAATTATACACTGTAGCAAATTCTACTTAGATGATTTTTGTTAGGTAAGACAGGTTTGGCTCAATATATTTTACTTTTAACCCATTTTCTATAAGATGAGACAGTATAAGAGAGTCATCATTAGAGTGACCATTGACCAAAGCTCCCTTGGGAAGAATCCATTCTCTGACGCCAGCTTGCCATAGTAATTTTGCGCAAACAGCACAGGGAGAGTGGGTGATGTAGATTTTAGAGTGGGGAGGCTTAATGATGATGTTGCTGATGGCGTTTTGTTCTGCGTGAACAATGTAGGCATATTTTTGGGGGCGAGTAGTGGGAAGACTTTCGTCTTCTACGTTAGAGCAGAATCCGTTATACCCCATGCCTATCGCTTTGTTGTCGCTCACAATTACACATCCCACTTGGGTTTGCAAATCGTGGCTTCTAAGAGATGCGTGGTATGCTAGGCCAATAAAGTAATCATCCCACGTAGGACGGCCCGCCATATTTGTGCTGCTTTCGTTCTCTGTTTTTTTTCTTGAGCTTCTTCTTGTCTCGCTTGCTCTTCTTTCTTATCGTCTTCCCCATTTTCTCACATTACTATAAAACACAGGTTTGGCCTTGTCAAGCCTAGATTAAAAATATTTTTTATTGTTAGTATTAAAACGTCCATGACCCCTCCCGGTTACAACGCCGGGAGGGGCTTTCTGCTTATAGGCAGAATAAAATCCGTTTAAAAAGTATTAAACTACTCAGTAACTCTAAGGCTATCGCCAACAATCCATGCACCGGCGATAAGAGTGACGTTTGTTACAACGTCTGGGTTTACAGTGCCTTCGCCCAACAGTGCGTCTGCACATATGATAGCTAAACCGGCAATGCCAACCCAAAATCTACGCGACTTTAAAAGCGCACTAAACTTACCCATAACACTTCTCCTTTGTTAAAAAACAAAACTACGATTTTTTACCCCATCCCTCTGTCAAGACTCGCATCGCATTCCCACCCAGTATCTTCTTGATGGTTGCATCCGAATACTTTCTTTCTGTAACTGATTTAAATTCAGAGGCCAAAGACTTTGTAAAACGAGGAAGCTGTGATGCATCGACAATTTCATCTGGAGGGTCTGTAAACCCATCAAAGTCTGTCCCTATGCCTATCACATCCTCTCCACCTAT